GCAATAATGGAACCCCGGTAGACAATGTTTATAATTACATAGCCCAAACCATGACTCCAAGTCTTGAAACTTTTTTATATATTTATTTCGGGCAATCAACAGGTGGAGTATGGGGTGGTCACGACGATTATCATAGAGACTCAATTAGTTGCAGTGGATAATAGGTTGAATTAATTCTCCGTGACAATTAAAAGAAGTCCAGTTGATATTTATAAGTATAGGAGAGCACAATGGCTGAAACAACTAACTTATTTGCTGGCACCGCGACATTCAATCCCGGCTTCGGACAAACCCCTTTTGGGACATATGATAATCAAGGCACATACAATACTGATGTAGAATCTACAGCTTTATGGTGTGCCAAAAGACTTGGTTATCCTATTGTTGATATTGAACTACAAGCTGTTCACTTTTTTGCATGTTTTGAAGAAGCTGTCACAGAGTACGGCGCTCAGATACAAAGATACCAGATTCGCCAAAATCTTTTAGATGCAACATCCCAAACTAAAACGAATTTAACTACAGGTTCTGCTGATGGACTTAATGGGCTAATAAGCCTGACCGAACACTACGGAACAGAAGCTCTAACAGGTGGAAATACAGACCTCAAGAGCGGATCAATTTCAGTAGTATCTGGATCCCAGGTCTATGATCTACAAGCACTATGGGGATCGGTTAGTGAAAGTGGTAAAAGATTGGAAGTCCGAAAGATTTTTCACGATAGAACCCCGGCTTCTAGACGATATTCAGATCAATATGCATTAGGCAATAATAGTGAAATGACATTAAGAGAATTTGGGCTCCAAAATCGAGGCGCTGGGGTTTCATTTATGATGTTACCAATATATGACATTCTATTGCGTCAACAGCAGGTTGAATTCAGTGACGTTGTTAGAAAGTCCGCATATAGTTTTGAGCTTCAAAATAATAAAATAAGACTATTCCCAGCACCTACTTCTGATTTCACAATGTGGTTCCAATATTTTGTAAAATCTGACAAATATACTGATAGCATAGGAGCTGATGGAACGGTATCTAATTTTGCCGATATAGATTATAGGGCATTGGATTACTCCACTATAAATGCTCCGGGAATACAATGGATAAGAAAGTATGCACTAGCTTTATCTAAAGAATTATTGGGTGTGGTCAGAAGCAAGTACAGTTCTATACCTACTCCAGGCGGCGAGATCTCAGTTGATGGTGATACTTTAAGAAGTGAAGGTGCAGCAGAGAAGGAATCCCTAATAGCTACTTTGAGAGAGGATCTAGAAGCATCATCAAGAAGAAATATGCTTGAGGCTAAAAAGGACGAAGCAGAATTCCTCAGAGAAACTATTACAAATATCCCATTAAATATCTATATAGGCTAATATGGGATTATTTGGTTCATATAGAGATGTAAGACTATTCAACCTTCTGAATAAGGAGCTTATAAATGAGGTCATAGGAATATCCGTTGATATCTATAAATCCTCGTTGAAGGATATGGATGAAAATCTATATGGTGAGTCTATAAATAAAGTATACTTCCCAGGGGTTCGAATTGCATGTATGGTAGAAGTTGACGAAAAGTCTTATGTATCTGATGAATTTGGTGTAGATTTCAATAAGACGGCAAGATTTAACTTCCTTAGAGAGGAATTAAGGACTGTGGCTAATCTGAAACTTGAGATTGGAGATATTATTGGTTGGGATGATGCTTATTGGGAAATTGACACTAAGAGTGAAAGCCAATATATAGCAGGTAAAAATCCTAACACCGATAAAGGTGATGGGGCTCATGGTGGAAACTTTTCAGTACTGTGTGAAACTCACCAAACAAGAAAAACCAAGCTCAATATCGAAAAGATACATCGAGCATATAATAATAAGCTTAGGAATATATAATGGCAAAAGAGATAGATAGATCCAAACAGATCGATATGACCGGCTCTAAAAAAGCCATTTCCCTAGGTTTATACGACATAGATTCTGTTATTAAGTATTATTTTGATAATGTAATCCAACCCACAGTAACAGGCCACGACGGTAAAACCCCTGTACCTATAATATATGCCTCTCCTGAAAAATGGAAGTCAATATCTAAAGGTGGATTCCTAAGGGACTCTAAAGGTAAGATCCAACTACCCGCAATTGCATATCAGCGAACCTCAATGGAAAATTCTATGGTTGGCACAAAAGTGGACGTAAACAACCCACTCGTTCAATCTTACCAGAAATCATGGACGAAAAGGAATAGATATGATAACTTTGCAGCCCTAAATGGAAGGGTGCCTGTAAGAGAATATACAAATGTAGTTGTACCGGACTATGTTAAATTAGCTTATGATTGTATTATATGGGCAGACTATATAACACAATTAAATCTAATCATAGAAGATATTAATTATGCTGCAAATCAGTATTGGGGAAATGAACGTTTCAAATTTCTATCAAAAATATCCAGCTTTGCTACATCATTAGCCTCTGATAACGGAGAAGACCGAGCTTCAAAGGCCACCTTTACAATAGAAATGAATGGATATATTATTCCAAACAACATACAAAAATCATTAAGTAATTTCGATCCTCGAACATTCTCTCCTGCACAAATAGTGATGGGCCAAGAAACATTAGGATCATTGGATGATATCCCAAACACAGGAGATATCTCCATATAGTTAATAAATAAGAGTTTATATTATGTCAAAAGAAATCAAGTTTACAGCAGAAGAAATGGAAGCAGTTTCATCTATCAAATCATCATTCGAAGAATTAACATTTAAATTTGGTCAAATCGAATTAGAAATACAAAACCTCGAACTAGAAAAAACAAAGCTAAGAGAAGAGCTAGTTTCAGTAAAAGCCAATGAATCTAAAACCATAGCTAGTATAACTGCTAAATATGGTGACGGAACATTAGATCCTGAAACCGGCGTTTTTATTTCTAAATAGGTGATGTTTGAACTGTCAGAAATATATTTATATATTGAATAATAATACAATCTATTAGGAGACAAATAAATGGCTGAAAAAATAATAAGCCCCGGTGTATTTACGCAAGAGAATGATTTGTCATTTGTACCGCAAGGTATTGGTGAGATAGGAGGAGCTATTATAGGTCCTACAGTCAAAGGGCCTGCTTTAGTACCAACAAAAGTATCAAGCTATCCAGAATATGTTCAGCTATTTGGTGACACCTTCACATCTGGTAGTACTGTAACAGAGTACTTAACATCAATCTCAGCAAGGGAATACCTAAAGCATTCAGGTGCTTTAACCGTAGTTAGAATCCTTGGAGATAACTATTCAAATGCAACTGCATCTATAACCCCATCAGGATCTGTTACAGGAACTGCATATGCAACTGGAAGTTACACGTTGCTTACAAACACCATAGGAGACCACTTCAAGATTACTTCTCCAGCTGGTGTGACGACAACATTTGTTTCGAGTGACTCAGCTCAAGGAGACTCAGAAGACAGTTCTATAGACTACTTCCTTCGAGCGACCACTTCAGCTTCATCAGCAACTAATTTATCCGAGGCAATAACCGCTAATTCTCGTGTAAACCTAATTGTTACCGCTGCTTCGAATGTACTTTCGGTTTCTGGATCTGTAATGGGAACTCAAGATAATGGATGGTTATTTTCTTCATCTCTAGCCGCAACCCCTGGCACTTACGACCAAGCCAACTTTATCACAGTAGGCGGTGAAGATTCCGCGGCTGCAGGAACCACTCCATTTAAATTAAATACTATTGCTGATGGTGCAAATATGAACTCTGTTAGTACAGAAACTACTAACAACGTATTGCCAAGTGGTAGCAAAGACAATTTAAGATATGAGATTTCAAACGTCAGTGAAAAAAGAGGTACATTTACCCTATTGATCCGCCAAGGAAATGACACATCTAAACGCAAAACTATTTTAGAGACTTGGTCAGGCCTAAGCCTTGATCCAAATCAACCAAACTTCATTAGTAAAATGATCGGGGATCAATACCAAGAAATAGACACGGATGGAACTCAAAAATTCCTTCAGCCACGTGGTAACTTTCCAAATAAATCAAAATATGTATACGTATCTTCAGTTAACGAAATACCAGACTATCTTGATGCAAATGGAAACACCGCATCAGTAAATCTTAAGAATTTACCTAAAGCCGAATCTGGATCCTTTTCAACTGGAGCAGATGGGGATGGTCAAACAGATGCTGCGCTATA